GCTGAGGCGTGGACAAAAGGCGGATTAGACAATTACTTGAATAATCCTATTATTTTATTTAATCACGATTATAATCAACCTATTGGCAGGGCTATGGGCCTGAAGACTGGAGATAATGGTCTTGAGCTGAAGGCAAAGATTGCAAAATCTGCCGGACACGTAGGCGAACTGATTAAAGAGGGCATCCTTGGAGCATTTTCCGTTGGTTTTAGGGTCAAGGATGCTGAATATATGACCGAAACTGACGGATATAAGATCAAGGATGCAGAGCTATTGGAAGTTTCAGTAGTCGCAGTGCCTGCTAATCAGGCTGCAACCTTTTCTATTGCGAAATCTTTTGACTCTATGGCTGAGTATGAAGACTTCAAAAAATCTTTTAACCAAGATGAAACTTCTAACACTGAAGAGATTCAGACAGAGGTGGATTCGGTGCCCCAAGACTTATCGCAAGTCGAAGCAAAGGAGAAAACTATGAGCGATATTGATATCGACGCGATTGTATCCGCTGCTGTTGAAAAGACTGCGGCGGCAATGGCAATGAAAGAAGCAGAACGCAAATCTGAAGAGAAGGCTGCTGTAGAGGCTGAGCAAAAAGCCGCTGCCGAAGCTGAAGCTCAAAAAGCTGCTGAAGAAGAGCGTATTAGCGTAGCTGTTACAACAGGCGCTGAAAAGCTGCTTGCAGACGTTGAAAAGCGTTTTGCAGACAAAGATGCTGACCACATGGAAATTGTGGCCGAGCTTCAAAAAGAATTGGCTGAAAAATCTGAAGAAATTCAGAAGATTCGTGAGTCTAAGCGTGTATTCGCTGACCGAGGTCAAGTAGCTACAAAACAAGACGAGCAGGACATTACTGATGCCTTTGTTCTGGGCGTTATTACTAAGAAAGGCTGGGACACAAACTACGGTCGTAAATTGCTTGAAAAAGCAGTTAACGCCACAGGTGGTGTTGAAGTTCCTGGTGTTGGCTCTGAAGAGACCTACGAAAACATCGTATCTACCACAATCGAGCGAGACATCGAACTCGACTTGGTTCTGGACACAATGTTCCGTAAGGTTCAAATGAATGCAGCAACTATGACCGTGCCTCTGATGCCCGACGCAGGTTACGCTGAATTTGTAGCTGGTGCTGGCACCGGTGCTTCAGGTGCTCCCAAAGGTAACTTGGACGCTCGCGGTGACGCTGTAGGTTCTCCTTTTAATGGTGTTGACCTCACATCTAAGCTGTTGACCGTATCAAAGCTTGTTTCTAAGTCTTACATGGCTCGTGAAGTAGAAGAAGATTCTATTCTTCCTATTCTTCCTCTGATCCGTGAGTCTATGGCTCGTTCACACGCACGTGCTATTGAGCACTCTTTGCTGTTGGGCGGCGCTACAGATGATCTAATCTCTAGCCCTTACAACGGTTTGATTGCAAATGCGGGCGCAACACTGGACACAGGTTCAGCTTCTCCTGTAGGACAAACAAGTGCTTCTGAGCTTCTTGACATGCGTCAAAGCATGGGTAAGTATGGTCGTCGCCCCGATGACGTAGTTTATGTAGTTTCTTTACAATGCTACTATGACTTGTTAGACGATGCAGACTTCCAGAAGGCTAATGAACTTGGCGAAGTCGGTACTCGAGTAACTGGCGAAATGGGTCGTGTATACGGTTCACCCGTTGTCGTCAATGACGAGTTCCCAGCAGCCGCACAAGGCAAGCCTTTCGCGGTAGCATTCAACAAGCGTAACTTCGTAGTACCTGTACTGCGCGGTGTAACGGTTGAGCAGGACGACGACATTGAAAACCAGCGTCTCGTTCTTGTTGCTTCTCAGCGTCGTGGTTTCGAACTTATGTTCGCCAACGCTGGTGCAAACAACAACGTTGTAGTTCACAACTATTAATAGTTCTGGCGGGGGCTGGTAATACAGCCCCCATCACTTAGAGAGGCACAGTGGCAGACTTAATTACATTAGATCAATTTAAGTTATTAGAGGGTATAAACTCGACTCAATATGATGAAAAGTTTGAGACTCTAATTACTGCCGTAAGTGCTCTTGTTCGGAATTATACCGGACAGGAATTTGACACTTATAGTGCTTCTCCAGGTGTTACAGAAACCTTTAATTTACGTTGGGATTCTGATACTGTGGAGCTGGGTTATGGCCCAGTTCTACAGATTCAGAATGTCTATGAGAGAACATCTCAGTCTGAAGCATACACAGAGCTGTTCTCTGATGGTGCGGGAAGCCCCGCCTCATACGATTATATATTAGAGGCCCCTTGTTTTCTTATAAGAACAAGTGATGAGGGATATAAAAACTGGCCTTCAGGTATTGGTTCAGTAAAAGTAACCTACACTGCTGGATATGCCTCAATTCCTGGAGATATAGAATTAGCAGTAGCAGATATTGTTAGTTATTATCATAATAATGAGCAGAAGCAGAGACAAAGTATTGCTTCCGCTACAAGAGAGGGTGCTCCAGCATCGGCTATACGAAATGACCCCGGCTTTCCAGATCACATTCGTCGTGTTCTGGATTTGTACCGGAATATTTAGTGAGTACTGCGTCCCTACTACAGTTCTTGACGGGGTTGGAGAGAGAGCTTTTACGAAGCAGTAAAGACTACAGGTACTTTACAGCGGATAGACGTGAGTTAACTTTTTACTACAGCTCAAATAAGCTGGTAAAACAAACCGAAAAAGAACTATCAGCTAGAGGAATACGTTTAACAAATAAAGACTGGTCCGAAATCTCAGCAGCGGCAGACGAATTACTAGAAGATTGCAGAACAGAGGCAAAAAGGTTAGATACAAAAGACAGGAGCGTAAAAATACAATCCAACCAATATTACATTTCTGTAGTTCTTGGTGTTTCTGATACAGGAAAAAATAGAGGTACTTTTGATAATTTAAAAAAGATTTATAGAAATGGATTACAAGACTTCACAGATTTCCTTATAGAATTTCTAGAAAAGAAAGGGGAGATATTAACAAAAATTAGTGTAGATCCATCAACAGGGGATCTAAGAGATACTGGAGAGCTTGTAAAATTAGCTTCAGAATTATACGAGGGTGGACATAGCGAATCAACAGGGGTTTTTGAAACCAGAGCCAGAGACGCTATTAAAGCTGGAGTTAGTAACTACGAAGACCTATCAGAAAGCATAGTATTAGATGATTTAGAAACATTAGGAGTTAGGCTACAGATTGTAAGAAAAGATTCTAAAGATACTCATGAGGTCTCAATACAGAGTAGGATAGATAATCAATTAGCCGGGGTATTTACTAGTAAGCAAAAAGCTAGATTACAGAACGACCTAAAAAAAGCCATAACTAAGTTGACGACCAATCCTTTATGGGGTCCGGGTCTAGCTGATTTAAAAGGGTCACGTAGTCTTAGGGAAAAGAAATTAGATCAAAGTATTGATGCAGTAATGGTTCCGATGCAAAAAGTTGCTTCTAAAAATTCTGCAATAACAGCAGTTAAACAAAAAACTAAATCAAAAGAAAAGGGGTCTAGATCTACTAGAATAGATAACGACGCAAAAAACAATAAGCAAAAGAAAAGGGATCGAGCCAAAGTAAGGGTAAGAAATTTAAATATTAAAAATAATAGTAAAAAGGCTCCTTCTGATAATTATTTGTCACTCATGACTTTGTTAAATACTAAATTACCAGAGGTTGTTCGAAAAAATATGGGACCACCTGGACTGTCTAATAGGACTGGAAAATTTGCATCTAGTGTAAGAGTTACGGAAATAATACAAACTCCTAAGGGTTTTCCTAGTGTCGGGTATACTTACCAGAAAAATCCTTATCAAGTTTTTGAAATGGGAGTAGGTAATCCTAGTTGGTCTAGTGAAAAGAGAGACCCTCGAAAAGTTATAGACCAGTCCATAAGAGAAATAGCCGCAAATTTAGCAATAGGAAGATTCTTTACTAGGAGGGTTTGATGGAAAACAGAGACTATACTTCTAGAAGAATGTCTATAGTAGACTCCCTAGTTACAAAAATGAAGGGTATAAATGGAAATTTTCCGTTTAGAACTAATGTTTATAGTAATGTAGAGAGTAGGTTAATATTTTGGGATGAGGTAAGAGATTTCCCCGCGATACACCTTAGTGCAGGATCAGAGACACGACAGTATCAGGGTGGGGGATATAAAGATAGATACATGACTCTGACTATAAGAATTTATGTTCAAGAAGAAGATGCCATGTCAGCTTTAGAAGCCTTGTTTGAAGATATAGAAACCGTAATAGAAGATAGTTCTAGATTACAATATACTGATAGGGATAATAAATCTCAGTATACACAACAAATAAGTATTATAAGTATAAGCTCCGACGAAGGCGCTCTTGAGCCCCTAGGAGTTGGTGAAATAATCTGCGAAGTAAGATACTAGCAGATAAAGCTGGGAACTACGAGAAGTAAAGGCTTCTAACTAGTCCCACAGGAGAAAATAAATGGCCTTACAATTTACAAGAAACGCCAGAGTATTTGTAGAGTTCGAAGCTGGAGCAACCATTTGGGAAGTTCCTGTATTAGACGGATTCTCATTTAGTCAGGCAATCAATTCGTCAGAGATTACAATCAGTGAGGCGGGAATTACATCTCGTCGAGCCCGTCTGTTGTTCAATGACAATTTGGCGCCGGTTGAGTGGTCTATGAGTACATATGCTCGTCCGTTCTCTTCTGGTAGCCCCATACGCACAACATCTCCTGAAGATCCTCTTTGGGCTATGTTAATGGGAGCAGACACATATGCTAGTAATCAACAACAGTTTAGCAACAGCATCGTTAGCCAAAATGTAAATAATCATGTTACAGGAGCATCAGCCACAAATACTTGGGATTTTAGTGGTTCCAATACTTCTAGTTTCGGAACTTCCACTTCAAAAGTGAATATTTATTTTGCTTTTCAGGATGGGAGCAATGTTCAAGTTTATAAGTGTGCAGACTCTGTTGTAAATTCGGTTACGTGTGACTTTGATATCGAAGGAATTGCTACACTTCAGTGGAGTGGTTTTGGACAATCTTTGATTGACGAAACAACAACAGTTCCCACCGCTACTATTACTGAAGGACTCACAGAAACTTCAAACTTTATTCGTAATCGCATATCCACAGTAGATTTAGAGTGGGCTCAAGCATCTCACAGCCCAAATCCAGATACATACTCTATTATTTTAACTGGCGGAAGTTTTTCAATTGAAAATAATATTAACTATCTGGTTCCAGAAGAACTAGGTCTGGTAAATAAGCCTCTAGCTAATATTACTGGTGCTCGCTCCATATCAGGTAATCTTACTTGCTATTTAGATACTGATATTGCTAATAGTAAGTCTGGAGAATTATTTGCAGATTTGGTAGCTGATACCACTACTGTTCGTAATACCTTTAATATGGCTGTAAATATTGGAGGAAGCGACGCAGCAGGGCCCAACTTTACCCTAGATTTGCCAACAGCGCATTTAGAGGTTCCAGTAATTAATGTTGAAGACCTGCTTACATTGGATGTTACCTTTCACGGCCAAGTAAGTGGTGGTGATGTGGGTAACACAGATGAAGCAACAATTATATACAGAGGCGTAGATATCTAATATCTAACTTAAACTATAGGGGCTATTTAAGCCCCTTTTTTTATGACCTATCAAAAAATAATTCTTGACATTATGGTGTTTCATTGCTATAATTGTGCTTATTTGGTAGAAATAGTTTCTGCCTTCTATAACAACAAATTTGGATTTATTATGAGCGAACAAGTTTCACTTAAAACACTTATGAAGCCGTCAAAGACGGTAGAGATCGACTTTCCTGGTATGCCCCATTTCAGCGTAGAGCTTTGCTATTTAGGTCGTGATGAACTTCTGAAGCTGAGAAAGCGTTGCGTTACGAACAAATTTAACCGCAAAACTCATCAACCAGAAGAGGTATTAGACGAGGAAAAGTTTTTAGTAGAATATGTTAAAGCTGTGATAAAAGGGTGGTCTGGTCTTAAATTATCATACTTAGAAGAGCTTCTATTAGTTGATACTGAAGGTCTGGACCCTGATACCGAATTAGGCTATTCTCAAGAAGAGGCAGAAATGCTAATGCGCAATTCTAACCCTTTTGATGAATGGGTTACTCAAACTGTGGGTGAATTGGAAAATTTTACCAAAGGCAAGTAGAGGCTTGCGAAGAATTAATCCAAAAAGCCTTCGAAAAAGAGCAGTCTATATCGGTAGATAAATATCTCGCCATGTGCGAACAATTAGGGCAAGAGCCCGATCCTGCCAGAATGCCAGTATCTTTAGACGTATTTCCAGAAGAAGTCCAATGGGCTTTTATTATATTTAATCACCTTCCAGACAGGTGGGAAGGTATGAGCGGTAGCTATTTAGGAAAAGATTGGGCCCCTATAGACTTTTTCCTAAACTTATTTGAAGTAGATGACAAGAAAACTGTAGTATTTTTTGTTTCAAAACTAGAATCTTTATATTCTAAACATATGGCTGATAAGATAGAGAAGCAGCGCAAAGCTGCGGAAAGAAAAGCCAGCGCGGGCAAATATGCCCATAATGTGAAAGTCTAATGGCAAATGAAGTAAGAGTAAAGGTTATACTGGATGATGACGGCACTATACGTCTCACCGAAAAGAGTGCCAAAAAACTTGCAGGCACTTTAGATAGAACCGGAAAATCCGCTAAAGATGTAGAAAAGAATGTAAAAGGCGTAGCCCAAACAGCTAGTGCTGGGGGCAAGCAGTTCGCAGGACTAGCAAGAGGCGCTGGAGGTGTTGTAGCAGCTTACGCCACTTTAGCAGCACAAGTTTTCGCTGTAGATGCCGCTTTTA